GATATGTTGTGTTCCCCAAGAAGACTTTGGTTCGCAAAATTTATAAATCCAGTTTTGGATTCATAAGATTTTGCTAGACCAATTGGTATTCCTAATCAATTGCAAACATCAATATATTGTTTAGCAACTGAAGGATCAGAGATACATATATCATCTCCTAAAACCAAATAGTCAACAAAGAATTCTTGGTGACCCGCCTGGTAGGCCGCAAATTGTACAAGAAAATGGTGTACAACCGCTAAACCACCCCAGGATGAGTAAGCGCCCATCGGCTGTCCACGTGTGTACCGTACGGATTCAGTCTTAGATCCTTTAACATTAACCGTAGAAAAGTCACGGTCAACCAAAAGATTGATCCAAGCTTGCGCTAGGTCGTCTCCGAGGACATGACCAAACACCCATTTATACAAAGGTGTTGGAATCATATCGGTGGCAGACTTAAGATCATAACAGAAATGGTTCTTAAGGCCTTTCGCTGCATGAGCTCTAAGAGCTCCCTCCTGATCAAATGTTGCATCAGAAGGAACAGTTGAAAGTACTTCAAAGATCCAGTCATGTAATGGTCGTAGTGCCCGCTGGGTCCAGTAATCAAGTATAGCAAATACTCGAACCTTCCCTGCTGGCTCCTCTTTTATAGAAAGTTTGCCAAGATAGGCAAACCGGGCATTGAAACCCGGAGGAAATCCAGCTTGAGTATAAAACTCAGGACGGAACAAGAAATTTACTGACTTGACTAACATACCCATCAATCGCCAATTCTTAGTTAAGTATACATAATGACCTAATGGTGAACCCCATTGGTCAGTACTAAGATTGGACGGCAAAGGATATTTTGTTGTCCAAACAAAAGCATCCAAAGCCGAACCAAAGACCGAGATCCTATGGTTAGGACCTGCCTTGACCGAAAGATAAGGTTTGTCGATCCCTATATAAGATCGAGACCAAATTTTATCCGAGTATTTCGACATCCACTTCCAGAAAGTTGGGACAAACTCAATTATATTAGAGTAATCCAAACTTTCATCGAGAGGTGGTGCCGTAATACTTTCTAAGTCAGGATCAGGATGAGGAGCAGAAAACGCTTTATAAGAGTTACACAAACTTGCCATTGTTCGAATGACTTTCAAATCTCCAGCTCGAATTAATACTCGAGTTGATTGAGGTAAGAAAGCTGGCAGTCCATTCTTTAATGAAATGGCCACGCCAAGAGGACGGGTATCCTTTACAGGATTTCCCGCCACAAACGAATTAATGACAAATAGTGCAACCTTTAAACGTTTCACAAGATTGAAGACACCCTCTACTTTATATATATGTAGTAGGTAACGAGATATACTATACAGATCTCGCCGTAAACCACGTGCTGACAGACATCCACCACTCCACAAGTGTACTTGATAAGTCCACTTATGGATGATTAAACGTAAATTTCTTTCGTTTAGTCGGAGCGATGCGTCCTTTCTTCTTCCTCTCGATAAAAGACTTCGAAATCTTCGAAAGAACTTTTCAATGTCGGCTATCGAGCCCCCAAGTATATAATTTATGGGGGGAGTTTGTTTATCGTCGCGTACTCCCGTACGACCACCCTTTTCTGAGGCAGCTGGTGTATCACCAGCTTTGGCTAACACTTTTAGTGTTAAATCATTTGATGCAGCAGTCCGCCACGTCCTATTATATTCTCTTTCCGATAAGTATAATATTGTCGAGGGGTCTAGAGGATCAACGATTGCAACATAAGAAGCATTAAGCCTTTCCCAGTCTATATCTTTGTATAATCGATGTAGAGGGTCTTGATATAATACCATTGACTTGTTCATGTGTATTTTATTAAGAGCAATTTGTGAAAGGACCGAGGTATTTTGTACCGACACTTCTCTAATGAAGATCATTATAATCTTCAGGAGCAGCTCGGGCGGAATCCCTCAGTCTGATGGTTCCTACGCTATAAATAGGCAGGTAGCATCTATACATATCTATGTATATTCCGCTCCCTCTATTTCTATCCTAATTACTTAGGAATAGTGGCTGATTGAAAGTAAGAGAACAATGAGAGCAACTTCATTAAGATGTAAATAGATCTTTATGAAGTAGGCATTCTGAATTCGGGGAAGAGGGCTAACCCAGAAGTCATGGTAGGCCATTAGTATGGCTTGGGAAAAC